AATTCATTATAACATTTTTGATTATGTGCACAACTTCGTAGATGATTATCGGGTTTAATTAGCGACTCTATGAATATCGCTTTAGCACGATTCCACTTCTCTAAATGTGATTCATCTTCGACAATTGTATTTTGATCTTTCATTAATTTAAATCAAATTGTATTATATAGTAGATATAATATTTCTATTATATCATATTTTTCTTATCAATCTGTGATTTATGTGACACTTTTTTGATTGGATTACCAGCAAATGTTTTATATTTTCTTTCGTAATCCCATTCTTTAAGTGTTTCTAATATCAAAGATTTCAGTTCCTGTCTATCTTTTTCCCTCATTTTCTCTTAAATAATTGTTCAACAAATAGAACCAAATACCAAATAATAACATTATAGTTAATATTCTAATATTTTCCCAATTAATAACAATCACAACAAAATAGCACCAATTACTAATCCTTTAGCAAATGAAATACAAAGCATTTGATAGTCTGTTAAATTAAATTTCTTCTGGAATTTAGAAACGAGATTTCTATCCCATGCGACAATCTTGTCAAATACTGCCTGTGTCTTATCGGGTAATCCCATTTTTCTGAAAAAGTGAAAAAACTATTTATTTGACTTTTTCAAAAATACAGAAAACTTAAAAATCAAGGTTTATAAGTTAATCCAGATTCTTCATATTCAGCATATACTATAGGTATTGATCTAGAATCTACTCCTTCGATGACGAATCCCCAGTCTGCTTCGCAGTGTTGGAATTGTTGGTAACATATCCTGCTACAAATAATGTCAATGAGAGTACCGTCGCTAGAGAATACATACTGCAAGTTAATTTTGAAATCAGCACTTGGTCTTCCTATTGATTGGTAAATATCTTCTATTATATAATCACTCTGGTCGGATGTCAACAAATTGTAACGATCAAACCCAAACAGATGTCTCTTCACACCCTGATAGAATGATGGTTTGATCTTCTTCTCAAACAACTCTGGACCAGTCACGAGTTTGAAATCTCTCGTCTCATACTCTTTCATACCACTAATGACTCGTGGGTATTTCAAATCCATATCATATATCACCTTGTCGGGACAGATAGTTAACCGACCACCTACCATCCTCTTATTTCTTGTGCTATACTCATTCAATTCTGATAACAGTGAACTATTGAATGATGATAGATCATATTTCTTGGCAACAACAGTAACACCATTTGCTATACCATACTGGTCTTGGGTCATACCAACCAAACGTGCACCACTTGGTCCCTGTTCATTGACTGCTACAATATTTTCTATTTTCTCCCATACATCATTCAAGTGTTTTGTCTCTGTTCCCTTAATATAATGTGATTTCTCTCTGCGTAGTATATCATATGAAAGATCGAACTTACTAACGTATGATTTTATTGCATTTTCATTTGTATGGATGATACCAAGTACCTTGAACTCATTTTTAATTGCGTCTCTAGACTTAATTACATACTGCCAATCAAGCACTTTGTTCAAATGCTGCTTGGTGACAGTAGATATTGTAGTAGGATTGTACTGTGGATCAACCAATGGTGTATATAACCACGGCATTTCAGAATACTCATCCAACTCTGTTTGAGTTATGAGACTATATCTCTTATGAAATGTATAGGTGTCAGAGAATATCATTCGTTGGAATCTATAACTTGTCCTTGATCATTATACAATGCATAAAATATATACATCTCTGGATTAGAAGCAACTTCTGCTTGTGATGCAGGAAATGTATCATCAAGAAACTGTTGAATGTCACTCATCTCATCCAACACAGTAACATGCCATTCACCATTAACCAATTGGGTGTACATGTCTGCTGGAACAGTATCAGCATAAATTGCTTTTGATGCATTTATCTTATCAACATCACTACTATTACTCCATCCAGTAGTGCGAAGGAATAATACAGGTTGCTGTATCTTTGCAGCATACTTACCAATAGCAGTCTCTAGATCATATACTTGATAATTTGTACTAATAGTCATTATTCTTCTCCAAGATTATCAAATTCTTCTTGAGTATAGAGTTTAGTATAATCTATACCACCAGCAACAAACTCCTCTAGTTTTATTTTCTTCATAAATGTTCTCAATTCTGCAGTAACAATCTGTGAACTATCCTTGTACTTGTTACGTAATTCATTCATAGCAAGTAATCTAGTGTTCCAAATATCTGTTGCTCCTTCAGATGGATTTCCTGCCCACTGCTTATCATCATCTGCTTTAAGATATTCAACAGCATTACCATCAGCATCTTTACCATCAGGATATTCGGTACGATATGTTTTAGGATCAACTGGCCACTTCATAGTTTGAATCTCTTTAAAGAAATCAAGTGGTGTAGTAAATTCTTGTGGTTTCTTTATCAATAATGATCTTAACTCTGCTCTATATTTCTTCCACTCATCCTTCTCACCAGTATAACTATCATCTATGTCAGGTAAAACTCTCCAATCACATGCTTGTAAAGACATTTCTTTTTGTCTTATCTTCTTACCATAAGTTTGATCAAAGAATAATAGTTCACTATCAACCTTATTGGTCATCTGGATAGTTTCTACTTCACCGATCCACTTTATTGTATCAAGAAACAAATATATATTATTCCTTAACTCAAGTATTTCATTTTGACCTGGAGCAATAAATCGATATGACTCATGATAATTTGATTTAGTTTCAAAACTATACTTCAACTTCCTACGCTGTGCAAAGCATGTATTATCAGTATAGAATATAACTGTTTCTAATTCATCCTTACCAGGATCATGCCAATATGAACCAGCAACCTCTGTTAGAAACTTTTCTTTCATACCTTTTTTAAAGGTAAACTTTGGCACCTCATGTCTAACCACCTTATCATTTGTACTTGGTGGTGGAAGGAGAAACATCTTATCATGATATATTGCTATTTCATTGATGAAATCAATTTCAATAGTAGGTTTCTTTGCTGTTAGTACCATCTATCTTTCTCCAGATTTAATATACCATCCCGTCAATATGTATTTATCTTTGTCACCACATAGTAATCCACCTCTATGTGTATGTGTAAAACCACTTGGCCAAATAACTACAGTACCTTGTGTTGGTTTAATTCTTCTCTTTTGATATAGAAATTCAGTCTCTCCTCCATCTTCAATATCATTGAGATATATCATCCATACTATTTCTCGTTGGTGATAAGCATATGATCCATTCTCGTGATGCCATACATGATACCCACCACCAGGTTTTGTTCTTTGAAGTTTAATGTCTGTTGACATGAAACCCAACTTCGCTAATGTACTAAACTCATCAAGATAGTGTGTCATACATGATTTAAGAAACTGATTGGTTTGTGTAGTCCAACCAGAGTCAGTATAATTTACTAGAAATGCTTGATCTTCACGGTTATGCTTACCATTGTACATTTCTGAACCTTCCATGTACATTATGTCCTGACTTTGATCAGCAGTAGCTGGCATCACATCATTAATAAATGGATCTATCTTATCAGATAATTTCTGATCCAACATAGCATCACCAAATTTAATCATCCTATCACACCATGGTTTAGGTATAAAATTTGGCCATACTCCAATAAAATCATCGAAAGATGATTTAGTCATCTTATCATCCTTCATCAAATTGAGAGGACGATAAGGTGTCAATTTTTCTCCCATAATTAGAATGCTTTAATAATATATTTTACTTTGTGGAATTTGTTAAGTACCTCAACCTTTCTGTTAGGATGAAATGCTACATTAGGTGCAGGTAGTTTCGTACCCTTATTTAGGGTGAAAGTAGCAGTGTTTAATTCAATATTTACATCACTTTGAGTGAATGTAACTGGTCTAGTTGTAGCAGCAGCAGTACCAAGTCCTTTCTTATGTCCTGCACCACTTGTATTACCATAACCATAATCAGTTGTTGGATCTGTTAATGGATAATCAGACAAATAATGACTATGAGTAGCAATAGATGAATCTGTATCCTCAAATAATATAGGTGGTTCGTATGGTGATACTCTAAAACTAGACATAGATGTATCAATAGCAGCAACTACTTTAGCATTCCATACACTATATGGGAATGATTGACCTACAGAGTTTACAGTACTAGTACCTTGAGTACCTGTTGCTAATCCTCCTGCATTTATTGAATAAACTGCTTGTGTAGTCTCGGTATTTAATGTAACAAAGAATTCATCTGCAACAGAGTCACCTGGGTTTACCCACCATGTGTTTGCTCGTATAGTTGTGCCACCAGCATGTTTATTATGTTCATGAATTTGTGACATGAACGTATCTATTTCAGATTCAAGAGTTTCAATTTGACCACCACTACTCAACCATACCTTTTCCCATTCAGTTTCAAAGATTGGCATCAAGTTGGTTAGATAGAGTAACCATGCATCTCTTTGGTTTTCTCTTACCCATCCATGACTATGAAAGTCTTTTGTGTGATAAATGTCATTATAATACATGTTACCACTGCCCCATGGATATGATTCTGCTGGGAATGCTACCCGACCTAATCTATCACCTAACCAGTTGTTAGCAGCACTCTCATTATTTTGGAAATTATATGGTATATAACCAAATAATGCTCTTTGATCCCACTCAATTACAGGATCACCACCAAAGGTATCTGAAATAGCAGAAACATAATAATGACTGTGTGATGGTACGTTTACCATTACATCAGACAATGGTCCAACTGTTGCAGTAACGTCACCAACAATAGTAAAATCTATATCTACAATAATATCCTCAAGTGTTACAGTTCTAACTGTACCAAAGTTGAAGAAGTCACTAGTTATACCTGATGATCCACCAATATCACCTTCTATTTGCTGATATGGGTTAGGATCACCTGCAGTTACATCCACATCATCAACATACCAATATCCACCAATACCACCTGCTTCTCTAGCATTAAATGTTTTTTGAGGATGTATTCCAGTATCTATTGGTAAGATAGTTGATGATCCTTTATTACCATCTACCTGGCCAGGACCAACCATCCTTCTATTTCTATAGTCTGGTACTCTAAACTTACCACTATATGTTTTAGTAGTACTATCCCATGCACCAAATTGTGATGTATCATCACTAGGTTTTGCATAGTTATTCTTAATAACCCACCATAAATCAGGGAAGTCAGCAACATTATACTCTGAACCATCACAATCCAAATAACCAGGATACTTTGCATCTAACCTACCTTTAACAGTAGATCCTTTCAATTCACCATACTGTTTCATTGGATCTGAATCACTTGCATCAGTTGGATCTTTTAATATTGGTATAACTGTACCAATAGCATATCCATCCTCTTTACTCTGTCTAATAACACCTTGACCACCACCTGACATGTCAACAAATGCAGTCTTCTTACTATACCATGCTCCCTTAAGTTCTGGTGGTGGAGGAACAACAGCATAATTTGTAGCACCCCATGTAAATGGATTATTTGTACTACCAGTACCAACTGTTACAGATGTTGTTGATTGTCCTGATAAATTAGCAGCAGTTGTTATTTGTAATTGGAAAGAACTATTTTGTGTAGGATCAAATGTCACTGGTCCTGTTACAAATGTACCAAAGTCAACAGATATCTTTGCATCATTAGTAGCAGAGATAGTAATAGGTCTATTGATACCTGTTATTGGTACTATACTACTAACAACAATAGTATTTGGAGCAGTATTTGTTAAACTTGATGGTGGTGTGAAACTAGCATCAGTATCTGGTCCACTATTTGTAGTAATAGTCCATGGTATTATCTCTCTACTACCTACCTTGATGGTAGTAGAAACAACACCACTAAATGTAGCACTAGATCTATTTCTTATTTGTATCTTATCACCAAGCACGACTGATGCAGGGAATATTCCCCAACTAGACCATGAACCATCATGTTGTATTCTAACACCTGGTTCTGTACCAGTTGTAGCTATTAACTCAACATCAACTGATACATCAGTTCCAAGTCCAACAATACCTGCAGGAGGTTGTTGGTCAGATTCAATTAAGAAATCTTCTATTTGATCAACTTTATTAGAAAATATAAAACTATCAGGAGTAATTGATGGTAAATCACCTGTTTCAATTCTCCATATAACTCCTGTTCCACCAGTACCAATGTTAATTAAATTTTGAGTAGCAGTATTAGCATTTGCTGATGATCTCACCATCAACTGTATAAATTGACCATTAGTAATTTGAGGTTGAGTTGAAGAATCAACAAATGTTACCCCAGATAATACATTAAATCCATCAGAATTTGTAACAGTAGTATTAACACTTGCTATACCAATCTTCGCACCATTATCAGTAGATACTATTCCATAATCAGACATACCCTGAATCTGTACTACGTTACTGTAGATATCAGTATCTAATGGTTGATCTTCTAACCATATAAAATTTGGTGGTGGATCAGGATAATTTGGTGGTGGTACTTTAGTCTCAATAGTCCACTTCTCTACCCTTGTACCAACTCCAAGATTAACATAGTGACTTAACCCTCCAGTAGGGTTAGACTTTAATCTTACTTGTAACTGATCAGTATTTGATACTGCCCAACCACTTGGTATAGACCAAGCACCCCATGCAGTTTCACCTTGACTTACTCTCTTACGTCTTACTGCTACCTCACTAACAGTTGGATTTATCCATGATGATGTTAATGCTACTCCAACTTCTGTATCTGCAGTTAGACCAGCAACAGTAACAACAGTTTCTCCTACCCTATTACCATCACCATAAGTATAAAGAGTATCTGGATCTGCGTTCTCTAATGTTGTGAATGGAAATGCATTTGGAGCATAGTCTTCAGGAACTGTGCTAATATACCAAATAGTAGTTTGCAGACCAATTTGAACATTTACACTTAAAGTAGTATCCCACGCTGAAGGTGCCTTAAACCTAAAACGAACGGTCTGCCCCTCGCTGACATATACTGGTGAATTTCCAAATTGATACGTAGTCATTTCTTATCTATAGGTATCGTAGCTATTTATGGTTGCCATTCACGTACTTCCTGCCAATTATCACTATCATCAATATCAACCAATATTGGTTGACTTGCTCTAATCTCAACTGGTATATCAATATCTTGTATAATTACTGAATCTGTAGTGATTGTAACATCTGGTGATACAACTTCTTCTAGTGGATCACTATCATCTGATTGTGGTATAGTAATCAAATCTGGAGTAGTATCAATAATTACTTCGAATGTATGTGTATCAGTAGCACTTAAACCACCATTATTTGCTGTGCCAGATGCAATAACTTGCACAGTAGATGGTCCAAAATTATTCCAACCAACGTATGGTAGAACATTAAAATCATAATTACCATTAGTTGGAGAATGATTTGCTACAGTTTGTTGAGATTGACCACCATCAAGATAGTTAGTAATTACAACAAAAGTCATTACCTCACAATTTTGTGCCTGAACATTTACCTTACACTCATCATCATTGTATGTAATATAAGTACCACCAGTTATTTGAACTTCAGGTATTTGAATAACAGTTAATGTTACTTGTGTACTATGATTGGCAGTGTCACCTGCAGGTGTAGTTAATGAAACTGATGCTGTATATGTTGTGGTTGTGGTTGGAGATACTGATGTGTTAGAACTAAATGGTAAATTACCACCAATATTACTAATAGACATAACAGTAGCATCACCAGTGATATACCATGTTAGTGTTGCTGATCCACCTACAACAATTTGACTAGAACTTAATGATAAAAATGCTGTTGGTGGTGTATATGCAGTAATTGTTTGTGCTGCCTGTGATTGCTGACCACCTGGAGCATATGCATTTAATGTATATGTTGTAGTGTATCCTGGATACACAAGTACATTACCAGATCTTGTTTGATTATTAGAAGCACCAGAATTATCTACATTACCATAATTTGTTATATTTGCACTACTAAATGAAGGATTACCAGTTACTGACCATGATAACATCACAGGATTTGGATTTATGGTATAATTTTTATCAGCAGTAAGTGATACTGATGGTGGTGAATATGAACACCCTTGATTAGCAGTAGCATTAGGATTATAATTATTTGCGTTTGGATCAGTACACCCATATACTACGTTATTGGTGACAAATTGTACATTTGGCCAACTACCCTGCCACCAACCACTGCTACAATTAATGATCATATCATTCCAATCATTATCAGCACCAGCACCTTGTCTATCATCTAGTCCTAATGATTGTGGACTCAACACTCTTAAGGCACAATACCCAGGTCCACTACCAGAACATGTTACATTATATGTAGTAGCATCTGGTAAATTCCATGTACCACTACCACTATTAGGTCCAATAGTAATAGGACCCCAACTAATATAATTAGAATCTCCAGCAGATCTATACCAATTGAATGTTATCTGTGGCATTATATTTCCTGCACATCTCTCCAGGTACCATCACCATCAATTTCAACTTTGATTGGTTCGTTTGCTTTAATTTCAACTGGTACATCAATATCATCAATCAACAATGAATTCGATGTTACAACTGGTGATATTACTGGTTCCTCTTCTGGATCTAAATTATCTGATGGTGGAATAGTAATCAAATCAGGCATCATATCCTGATTTACAGGAATTACACCAGATTGAGCACTAGCACTAGTAACTCCATTACTTGCTGAAATTGTATATTGAACTGAATTTAATGCTTGACCATATCCTCCTGTACCATAATTACTCCAAGTAATTGTGTCTGTTACAGTACCAGTGGTATTCGCAGTAACAGTTATATCAGGTAATTCTTGAGTCTGAACATTATCAACAGTATAATACCTTGCTATAGTGACAGTATTAGAATTAGAACTACTATAATTTAATGTTACATTACTTCCATATGGCAGTGGATTTGGTGAAGCACTAATAGTAGCAGATGGTGGTGGTAAAACATTAAGAGTAACTTGAGCACTATCACTACCACCAGTTCCACTAACACTAATAGTATATGTGGTTGTAGATGTTGGATTTACTGTAGTATTTGAACTTAATGGCACCGACCCAATACCTTGGTTAATACTAGCAGAACTAGCATCCCCAGTTGTACTCCAGGTTAATGTTGCAGTACCTCCTTGAGGAATAGTCGTTGGTGATACAGACAGAGTAACATTGGGTGGAGCATAAACAGTTACAGTTGTAGTAGCAGAAGAACTGGTTCCACCATATCCATAAACAATTATACTATATGTTGTAGTTGTAGTAGGATAAACAACCTTGGAACCACTACTTACTGGTGATATATTATATCCTATTTGTGGTATTGTTCCAGATATAGCATTCGATGTACTCCATGACAATGTAGAAGATTGTCCTGATACTATTGCAGTTGGATTTCTAGAGAAAGAAACGGATGGTTGATTATATGTACAAGTGCCAGAAACAGTAGCATTAGGATTATAGTTGTTGGCATTTGGATCCATACAACCTTGATATATACACGAACCATCATTTATGACGGCACTTGAATCATAGTTATATGCTGATGGGTCGGTACATCCGTAATTATATGTACAAGATCCATCATCTTGTGTTGCACTAGGATTATAGTTATTTGCACTTGGGTTAGTACACCCATAGACTGGACAGTACCCACCACCTTGCCATTGATGCTGTCCATAAGCGTTAATAGCAGCAGTCTCTGGTCCAGAAGCATTGTAAATGAACATAAACACAGAAGTGTTGTATGAACTATTACCAGCATTTCCATTATTTTGAAACCCATTACTAGTTGAAGTAAATCCATCATACCAATAGACTGCACCAGCATATTCAGGATACCTTTTAAAAAAATACCAGTACCATGTTCCTATTTCATTAAAAACCCACGCAATAGGACGGTTACTTGGAGCACCTCCACCTGGAAACCAAAAAGTTCCATCAATACAGTTTTGACCGTACTGTAAGTAGTGACCAATTTGGAATGCCATGGTATAAACCTACTCCTAGACTATTAATTATTTATTATATCTCCCGTACATTATTCCAATTCGTAGTACCATCTATTTGTACCTTAATTGGTTGATCTGATTTAACTTCAACTGGTACATCAATATCTGTAATTGCTACTGGTACTGGTGGTGATGTAACTTCTTCTTCTGGAGCAGCAGGAGAAGCTGGTAGAACGATAGGATCTGGTGTTCTATCCACATCAACATTAATTACCAAAGTATAATTGGCAGTAGGTCCAGCAGCAAAATGTAATTGTATAATATCTACTGGACTACTCCAATCAGGAATATAATTGTAAGGATCGAAAGTAACTGAACCATCTGAATTTGGTATTTCAGAATGTGGTTTTACTACACCATCATATGTCTCATATAAAGTAATACCAGGACTATTACTAGCAGATATTTGTATAGGTATAGATGCTGCTTGCCAATCAACTGTTGATGGACCAGTAACCATTAATGCTACTGGTAATGTTGTATCGATTGTTACAGTAGCAGAACTAGCTCCTCCAGGACCACTAGCATTTAAGGTATATGTTGTGGTTGTAGTTGGAGATACTACTGTATTAGAACTATTTGGTACACTACCAACACCTGAATCTATCCAAGTATTATCAACAAGACCAGTAACGCTCCAGTGTAATGTTGAGGATTGACCAACACTAATAGTTTCTGGAGTACCATAAAAATAAGCAATAGTTGGTGATTGTGGTGGAGGATTTGTTGATGTATCTAGAATAGTAACTTGAGTATTAGTTGCTACTATATCACCCACACCAGACGTTGGATACATCACTCTAAAATAAATCAACTCATTTCCTTCAGTAGTCTGATCTGCGGTGATCATTCTAGTAACTGTAAAATCACCATTAGCATCAAGTGTCTTACTACCAGTTATACTAGTTGGAGAAAAATCACTACCAGTTATACCAACTCCTTCCATTGCCCAATACATGGTAGTACCAGGTGGATATCCAGTTGTGTTAACTGTATATTCAAGTTGTTGTCCCTCGGTTACATTTAACAAGTTAGGAGTTATATGATATGATACTGACTGGGAAGTATCATTAATAGAATATAAAGGAGATTCTGCAACTAGATTTGTTCTTGAAGCATCTGTGTATAATTGTAATTTAAATGTCTCTGTACTTTCTGAAAGGACATCATTACTTATTCCACGATTAAAAGTAAATGTTCCACTGCTGGAAATATTTCCTTGTCCCGTTAGTCCCCCAGAAGTAAAATCCTGTTCATTTATAGAAGCACCAGTTATTCTATAATAAAGAGTAGTTCCTACTGCTACATTCGAAGTACTAACACCACAATATACAGTATCACCTTCATTATAAACAGATTGTGCTGCACTTATTCCATAGGATGGTTGATCAGATTGAATTATAGTTATTATAGAAGATTGTGCAACTTGATTTGTTCTCGAAGCATCTGAATACAACTTCAATCTAAATTGCTCACCCCCTTCTGTAATTGTATCGTTATTAATTACAACAGTCCATGTATATCCCCCAGTAGCATTAAGTTGGAATCCTCCGTTAATATCACCAAGAAAATCAGAACCAGTTAGGGTTCCAGTTATTCCTTCTATTGCCCAATAAACAGTAGTTCCTGCTGCTACATTAGTTGTAGTAACAGCACAATACATAGTCTCACCTTCAGTGTATAAAGTTTTTGCTGCTGATATTCCATATGTTGGTATAACAACATTAACAATTACATTAGCAGAAGCATTAAGTCTCGAATTTATGGCATTTGGTACATAATAAGGTGAGTTAAAACCATGACTAGCAGTCCAGACAAATGTTTGTGATCCAGATGTAACTAATATCCCATCACCTGGAGTTACGTCTTGTGTACCACTTCTCGTTACACCCTGTGTTTGACCATAAAGAATAAACTGATCTTGAGGTAATCCCTCACCTTGATCCCATTGTACTCTATCAAAATTACCAGTAGCTGTCCACGCAAAAGTAACAGTCTGACCATAACTTGTTACTGTACTAGGAGAAGCAGTTACAGTTATAGTTGGCATTTCAACCAATGTAATGCCAGCAACGTAAGTATTACCCAGACTATTTTGATTACTATCTAATGGTGTTACTATGTAACCTGTTCTCTTGTAACCACCACCTTCAATACGACCCCAAGTAGTAGGAGTATAAGTGTAAGGAGATGATGCAGATGATGCACCATTTGAAGGTGTAGCAGGATAGATTACATTTAATGTTTCACCAGGACTATTAGGATGTGCTTCTATCTTGATATATGATGGTTCTGGATCACCACCACTATACCATGTGTAATCTAGAGTAACAGCATCACCAAGAACAATAAAATTCGGAGTGATATTAAGAGAACCACTCATGGTATTAGAATTTAATTATATAATGTACCATTATGAATGGTGTCACTACTTGATTTAAAACATCTAAATTTGATACATCTACATCAATGTATGATTGCATATCATCCAAATTAACCTGTGTAGTACCATAACCATAAGTAAAATTGTGAGAATACTCTGTTGGTCTAGTTAATACATGAGAGTGCATTGATTGTGGACTAGGTGTATTAAAATTTGTCTCTTCAAATGTATTACCACCAAAAGCATTAACATTAGCAAATGGATCAGTGGCATTTCCTTCTCCTGAAGCATTAGATTTACCATCACCATCAACTTTAGCATTTCCAGTATAATTCAACACCGTTAAATTTGGTGTCTCATGAGCATGTGCTTGAAACTCTTCAATATCCATAGCATGTTCACTAGTCCTTCTCAACATATTATACTTAATATTTCCATTAAAATTAATAGTTGGTTCAGCATCTATTTGCATATATCCATCATAATTGCAAGTAACTCTATTACCAACATTAGTACTTGCTTCTACTTCAACACCAACTCTATTGGTATTTGGTTTATTTGCTTTAGTTAAACCAGTATATGATCCAGTTCCTCTACCACCAACCATGACTTTAGATCCTAAATCTGGTACTTGAAACTGACCTAATTCACCTGTTGCTACATCTGGATTCCTTAACTGCACACCATCTTTTTTAAATCTACACTCATCACCAACACCAAGTGTCTGTCCTAAACAATAGTAATCTTTAACATTATATACTCGACCATCACACGCTAAAAATCCTGCAGGTAAATTTTCCTTAAATATTGGTTGATTAGGGTCTTTATCGAGTAAGATACCCTCCAAAGCATTCTGTTGAATAGTTCCAACTATTCCACCATAAAATGCCTTTTGTCTAGCGTAATTAGTAGATTTGGATTTTGCCATTAGTATGCTCTGATTATGTAAACACAGGTCATTTGTGGTTGTGATACGTTAAAGTCTATTTGTAGGGCATTTCTATTTTCAGCATTGCCCAGAAAATCTGTTTGTGTTGGTATATTTACGTTGGCAGTAAGACTACTTCTTGCTTTTAATCGTGAACTATCAAATTCGACATCAAAATCATCATGTGTATGTGCGAAAATTTTATCATTTGCATCACCTTCTGTTACGAAATTATATCCAGGATGACTCATTAAAGTACCACGCAATGCACTATCAGTATCAGGATTTATTGTACCACCAGGCAAATATGGTAATGTAGTTGGTGTATTTACAGTATTAACATTTGCTGGTATATAATAATTTCTATAACCAGTAGGAATAGTAAGTTCACCACCTCCATCAGCATATTTTACATTATAATCTGAAGAAATCCTAGCACCCATAGGATGTGAAGTTGATTGCTTAAATTGTGCTGAAATTGGAGTATCAGTAACAAACCTTGGTGTCAAATCATATGGTGGTGGTGTTGATTCAACCTTTGCTAAAACAACACCAAAAGAACCACCATCAATACCGTCAGGTACATCAGTCATATTAGCATCAGGCCACCATAATTGATACAAATGATCTTGTGAACCATATGTGTTACCAGTATATGCTGTACCCACAGGACTTGCTGGGAACCAGTTATTTGTTTGCCAATCTCCTGGTGGTTGTCCAGCAGCAGTCATTGCTTTTCTAGTACCAACACTTATAGCAGGAGCAGTAAACACTTGTGCTGTTCCATTACCATGTGCTGCATCATCAGTCCAACCCCAGTAGTATGTATCACCTGCGTCATCATCACCAATATTATCAAAGGCAGACATTCTTATAGTATATGCTACTTCACCAAAAGGTATAACACCTTCACCTGGTTGTGTTGCACTAGGAGCTCCTATGGTATCATATGTCCCAGTATGTGTATGCCTCTTGATATGCTTTCTACCAAGTTTTCTTGGTGCTATGTATACTGTATGAAACCCTTCACCATCTATTTTAGTATTACCTGCAATCTTTCCTTGATATCCTGTAGCATCAGTAGCAGGAAGAGTGAATACTATATCAGTAAAAACATCAGTAAATGATGTAACAATAGATTGACTTTCATGTGTACCTATCTTGGTTGATAATAATGTTCTTGCATCAATATCTTCATCAGCAACTCTACCAGTAGGTGAACCACCACCAGTAAAATATGCCTCCTCTACATCCATCAATGCTTTATCATTAAGATTTGGCATCTTAAGTGTGCCTGTATATGATGGAAAACTACCAGCCAATGAACTGGTACCAGTATTATATGTGTCACCAATAGTTTGAGTTAATAAAGGATATGCTGAAGCATCTACATACTGACCATCACATATAATCCAACCTTTAGGGATGGAAGTTATACCTCCACCCCACGGCATAATTGTACCAATAGCCGCTCCTTTAGCAGTTTTAGATTCTTGATAAAACATTTATACTTCTATGAGATACCAACCTGTTTTAGATGTAGGAGCAGCAGTACCACCATCAGGTGTACTATTGCCTACGTATACCAATGCAAATCCAGCAAATGGAGTTTGAACAACTAGTTCACCACCTTGGTAGGCACTTAAGTCAGCAGTATTACCTGCTAACATTGCTAGTCCTGTATTATCACTAGCATTTTGTACCTTAACATTTGTTGCTGCTCTAATAACCAACGATAAGTTGTATGTTAAGAGTCCACCTATATCTATGATACGAATCATATCACCGATTAATGGATTCTGTGGTAGTTTAACAACTGTATTCTGTGAAACATCTAACACATAATTTGTATTGACTTGTGCGTTAACCTCAAAGTCAGCAGAGTATTCCCACTTTCTACCACCTGTCTGGGTGAAGTAGTTAGATATACCAGCAATATTAA